TATGTCGGTGACCACTTTCGAGGTTTGCTCTATTTTGGCTGAACTTGTACCCACTTGGCTTTCAAGGCGAGTGACTTGCTGGGCGGTAGAGGTCACTTTACCTGAGACCTCAGTCACCTTAGTTTCAAGTTGGTTTACCGCATTCGCCGTTGCATTGGCTTTCTGTTCGCTGGACTTAGGTACTTCATTCGCCACAAATCCTTTTGGTGCCACCGATTGTTTGTTATTGGTATAAGTGCGGGTGATAATTTGATGGTTAACACTTTTATGCTTAGTGAGCTGATATTTAGCACCTCCTCGCAAATAGATATATTCCACAGAACCATTCGTTAATTGAGCTGGCCCCATCACAGGGGATTGATTTGTCCATCGCCAATCAAAATTATCAATGATGCGGTTTTCAGACTGGGTTCCCCATCCAGAACCACTCACTTGCCATTCCACAATCATGGCAAAACCTTTGGTATTGTGAGTCGCATAGCTCGGTTTATTGTCTCTATATTGCCCTAAGGTCCTAAAAACCTTAAAGGCATAACGTCGAGAAGTTACTAATGGCAAAATAATCGGATAATAGGTGTTTTCATTGAGTTTAGATAAATCTAAATCCACCACCACAGACTCCGTTAAATCGGCTTTCACTGTATCTAATTTGCTGGATAACGTTTGTACCTGAGAGGTTGCGGACATCACTTTGCCATCGAGATTAGTTACTCGCGTATTTAACGCATTTACTGCACTGCTATCGGCTTTCCCTTTTAGAGTTGAATTGAGCGTTAAAATCTCTTGCGTTTGTGCTTGCTGTTTCGAGGTGAGGGTTTCTAATGATTTATTAATCGCTGAAACATTCCCATTCATCCGTGTTTCCAGTGATTGTCGGGCTTTCGCTTCTGCTTGGTCGCCTGTAACACGTGCTTGTTTCTCTGCGGAAATGAGTCCTGCGGTGACTTTCGATAAATCATTACCGGTATAATCACCACGAAGTTGAGTGGCTAAGAATTGGCGTTGTTGTGCTTCGGTTTTATCAGTCTCAATACGTGCTTGTTGCTCTTGTTTAATTGCGGCTGCCTGTGCTTCTGTTGCCGTTGAAACTTGGTTCATCCGCTCAGCCAGTAATTTTTCTGATTCCTCCCGTTTTTTTTCACTTTCTTCAATCGTCGCGCCTTGCCTCATTGACTCTTCTAAAAGCTTATCGTGATTTATCCTCATTAACTCATGTAATTCAGTAATATCGATTTGGTTAGCTTTACTGTTAATTTCACCCAATAGGTCTTGCGCGAGTTGATCTCGACTAATTTGACCCGCTAATTCTTCAAGAATTAAATCGGTTTGAGAAGAGCAAACACCCGAAGCTTCCACAAAAGGTGATTTACCATAGCTGTTGATTGTTCGAACATAAAAATAATACGTATGCCCTGCTTGTAAATTCTCTTGCGTCCAGAAATTCCCTTGGCCAACTTTATTTGTTTTGGTGATCACTTCATTTTCAGAAAGATCAGCGAGCTTTTCCTCACTAAACCAAAATTCAAAGGTATAACCCAAGACAGCACTATCACCTTGTTTTGGCGAGACGGTGAGGCTGAACATTCCCGAAGTAACATCAACCTTAATGGGAGCAGGCGGTGCTTGGATGGCAAAATCACTGATAGCGGGTGCCGACATTGCGCCAGCCACATTTGTCGCCCTAACTTCAACACGATAAGTTCCTCGCGCTAATCCGTTAATATCAATACGCTCAGCCGGCACCTGAATAGATTGAATAACATTGCCTTCTTGGAGAATAGTGACGGTGTTATAGCGCACATCAGACGCCACATTCTGCCAAGAAAGTGTACCTTGCACGATGTCACTGACAGCAAGTGGAACAAAGGTAAGATTAATCGGTGAAGCAACACCGCCAGCGGGTAAACTCACAAACGGCGGGCGCTCAAACGGTTTGCCAATCACATCTTCATATAAATAGGCGCCATCCTCTTCCAACGTTAAAGCCACACCCTCTAAAGCATGAAAAGACCATTCGGCAATACGAAATTCCAGCCCACTAATCCCCAAAGAAGGTAATTCTAAAAGCACAACTTCCCCGGGACGATAAGCATAGCCGTCTAAGTTCATCGTGAGTTGAACCCGTCTTCCGGCTTTCTTTTTGCGAAGATATTGGCGGGCTAATCGTTGGGCTTGATAAGGGCTGGTGACAAAACGATAGTCGATATTCTCTCGAATTTCTAAGCCATCCTCTTTCACCCATTCGTCCACAATCACAGGCGTGAAGTCGGTTTTTGTGTACAACTGTTCGGCATCAATAAACGTGCCATACACCGCATTGGTCGCGTCTTTTAAGCCTGTTTCAGGGGTACAAGTGACAGTGCCAATCAATTGTGATTCGGTAATGGTTTTTATTGCAGGCCCATAATAAGCGCCGATTTGGATACCGTGTTTTCCTGCGGTGAACGTCGGTTCGGCATTAATGCATTTGTGCATCGCTTCCAAGACACTGGATGGACTCTCATTTAAATCATAAGCACCATTAAGGGTATATCGCGACTCAAATCCACCTTCTGGCAGACTCACTTTTTCATCACATAAATCGGCTGCCTGTTTAAAGCTGTCAAAATCAATATCCGTATCAGGCACTTTTAAATAATGGCGGTAATAATCCAAAATGACTAAGGCCCCATTGTTACTCCACTCGGTTTGTCCAGTACGAGGATCAAACAGATGTTTTCCCCAGACTTCACATTTCACATTGGGTAATCCATAAGGGAATTTTTCTTGGTCAAACGTGAGTGTCACACGTAACCACGCCAGACCTCGACCAATCATATCCTCTTTCCATGACGGGCAATTTTTAAGCATAAAGGGATCGACATCTTCCCTGTCATTATGCAACTCCACTTCAACAACAGGTGCCGTAATTTTTAAACTCTTCAACCAAAGGTGTTTAACTTCATGAACGGTATATTCACCAAACGTCTCAATTAAATCGTCCCCTAACCAAATCTTCCCGATTTTCTCTATGGGGTGCCCTGCCAGAGCCAATGCCAGTGTGATTTTTTCGTTTTCATCTTGTTCACCCGCCTCTTCTTCGGCAAAGAAAAGCAAACCCGATATCACTGTTTTTCCGACGATCACGGTTTCAGGCGCAGACGATGAACGTAACATCTGTTTGCGTTCACCGGTATCTCGATAATTCATGGAAGGCAGTTTTGGCTTAAAGATAAGCGAACCCGCGACTTGAACCGCAACGCCTGCAGCCATCAGTGCCATGCCCATCGCCGAGGTCACGCCTCCGGTAAATAGCCCCGCAATCATTAAGCCCGCACCCACGACTTTTGAAATTAATCCACCACTTCCCCCCATTATTCCACTCTCCACGCTTTGATTGGGTTAATCTGCACCGGCTTTACGCCTTGTAGCGTTACACCCCAATAATGCCCCGCCCAGACCACGGCTAAACTGTCACCGTCCTCACCTTTAAACAGAACGAGGTCACCACGCTGAACACTCTCGATCTCAATGGATTTGAAATAGCGTGAAACGGCTTTTTCTAAGGAGCCAAATTTAGACTTAATAAGATTGAAGGCTTCAGCTTTAGTTTTATAGTGATTGAGATAAGGTTTTATTGGCGAGAAGCCGCATTGTGCGTAAATACATTCAGAGGCAAAAATACAACAATCAAATTCACCCCATGAAAAAGGGCGACTCATTGCCGCCCTTATGGTTTCAGGTAATTTAAGTGTCCAGTTCGGTTGTTTCATGTACTGACCTTAAATAGCAAAAAACCCACAAAAGTGGGTTTAACAAAGCAATAAGATTATTTATAAATAAATGCAGGTGCATCTTTCTTACTGCCCCAATAAATAGCCCGTTCAGCCATTTGAGCAACATAGCGAAAGATGCGATCACCTTGTCTTCGAGATGACCACGACTCATCGGTAAATCTATCGGGTAACCCTATTGACCATCGCTCGAATCGATTAGAAACATTAACACATACGGCATTTTCTTCGCCAGACACCACATTGATAGATGTGATTTGTCCGACAAACAAGACTTCAGCAAGCAACGGTTTCCCCTCTTCGCCGATGGCGACCATCATCAACCGCACTTCTCGCCCTCGACTTTGCTCATTCATCACCATCCCCACCAGTGATTTATCAAAACCGGCTAATTTAAGCTGTAATTGTGGAGGGCTGGTTGTTTTATTTTCTTTTAGCTGACTGATTTCGCCTAAACTGCCCACCCCCAAATAAGTTTCACCCGCAATAATCAGTTGCCCAACGCCGGTATGCGCACAGGTCACGCCTGATTTCAAATCGAGTCTGGCAGCTAAAACGATATAAGCCCCCTCATTAATCGCGTTGACCATGGCATCAGAAAATGGATGATATTGCATCAGTACAACACCTCCTCAAAAGATAACGTGATATGGGTATACCCCAAGCGACGATGCTGAAATTTACCCTGTTCATTATCAACGAGCCGAAAAACCCCAAAAGGACGCTCAACCTCGAGCATTTCATTGACGGCAGGTGACGTTCTTAACATCGGTGAAATAGGAATATTTGCACGCCCATTATTGTCACTGACCACATCCGCCACCACAATTTTAAGTTCATTGCCCACAGTTAAGCGATCCCCTTGTTGTAACACGCGCATATTGCGCTTCCAGTCCTTTGTTTCTAGCCGATTACCCAATTGGCTTGGTATTGCAATACGAGGCGAACCATACCCATAACGCCCTTTTCTTATCCAACTGGCTATTTTGACCCGTCCCGACATGCCATCCAATGAAGCCACCAGCGCTTCTAACTGGCGCGATTTCTCTTCATTTAAATTATTGAATGTCAGCTCACAACGCCAACGACTTCCCGGAAAGCGTACCGTCTGGCTACCTCCATTAAATGGCGAGGTAAAGGTTTTGCTGTTACTCAATAATTGCCAGTTCTCTTGTGTGGGGATCACTTCTTTTGGCCATTCAAGAATAGACATTTAGACTCCTAATGTTCTGCGTGCTGCGCCATTACTTTGAAAGTCTTGTAACATCATCGCGTGAGCTTTCTGTGCGCCTGCTTCTGTCCCTTGTTGTGCGGCTTCTTTCATTGCCTGCGCAAGTACAGCGTCACCATTTCCCGTCACCGTAATATGATTAACAACCGTCATTTGCACACCACCCGCATGGGCTAACGTCGGTTGTGGTGTAACCGGTATTCGCCCTGCGACTGCCCCCACAAAGCCCCCCGAAGCATAACCTTGCGCAGCATGCATTAAGCGATAGAGATTACCGACACCTAATTTAGCCGTCGCTTCTTTGGTAAAAACAAACTCACCACCGTGCACAATCCCTTTAGGTTCGAATTTCCCGCCATGCCCCGTATAACCACCGTAAGCATGCCCTTTGCTCATCCATCCCATATCAAAACCCATTGCCTGCCCACCCGCTTCAATGGCTTTGAAAATCAGCATTTTCATCACCATTCGAGTGATATCGGAGATCACCGCATTGGCAAAATCTTTAAAGCTTCCTTTCCCCGTTAAAGCAAAATCGGCTAACGCATCAGACATATTATTAAGCGCATTGGTAGTGACGTTTCTGACGTTATCCATCACATCCATGGCCGACTCACTGAAATCCGATAAGCCTTGTTTTAATCCCGCCATCGGATCACTTTTCATGGCCTCTCGCTTCCTCAACTCTTCCTCAATTTGCTGTTTAGTGAGCTCGACATTGCGTTGTAAGTTCGCCAGCTCTTTTTCGCCTAAATCCACACTGGCTTGCTGATACAGCACATCAATCTGACGAAGGGCATTAAGCTTTTCTTGCTCTGCGCGTGACTTTCCTATCAAGGTGGTTTCAAATTGCATCTGCTCAATTTCTTTACCGCGATCATAAGCAAATTGCGCGACCGAGTTGGCACGCGCCAGATCATCAATGGCTTTCGCTTTTTCTTTTATCGTCTCAATCGCTTTGGGATCGATTTTTAAGATGGCATCAAACTTGTCTTTATTCTGTTTGATATCAGCTAAGGCGGATGTGTATTCATTAAAGGAAGAGGTAGTGCCATACAGCTGAATGCTTTGCCCATCCGCAATCAGTGAGGCTTGTTTTTCCTCCAATTCCGTTAAGATTTTGGTGTACTGCTTGGCGTAATCAATGGTTGATTTTGGTGTTTTAGGTGGCTTAAGTTTTTTAGACTGTAAAGCAAGTTGGGCTTCAATTTCAGCTTGTAACGCTTTGTCATACCCCATCATGTCCGGTGTGATTTTTCTACTCGCCAATACATCTTCTGCATTGAGTTTAGCTAAAGCCTTACCTTCTGCTTTAGATTTTTCAATAGTACGAAGAGAAGCATCGATTGATTTTTGTGCATCATCAGAAACAACAATTAACGATTGTGCCGAAAACTGCTGTTGCTCTTGGGTAGCTGAACGAATGGATTGCGCTAAATTATCAAAAGCAGAACCTTGTAGATGGAGTTTACCAATCAATTCATCAGATTTTACAGAAGCATCGTAAATACGGCTGGCATAAAGCGCATAGGCATTAGAGACCATCCCGTTTTTTTGAACTTCAGCATCAAGCAATAATGCCATTTTTTTACGTGTAACTTCTAATTCTCTATTCTTTGTTTCAAGATCAGCAGTTACTTGGAGTTCATCTTTTCTAGCTTTAACTACTTCCGCTGAAAATGACTCGTAATCTCCTGTATAATAAAAAGAGATGCCTTTATTTGCCCCACCCAAATCCGATGATTTTTTTAAGTCCTCTTGCTTTCTCTTTAGCTCTTCTATTTTCTCAATTTGTGCATCTAAACCTTCAGCCAGTTTTCCGATTGAAGCTTGACGCTCCGCATCACTTAATTTGTTTAATGACTCCGTTGCAACGTCTAATGACTCTGCATACTCAAGAGCCTTTTGTCTTGATTGTTCTGCTTGTTGTTGCCACTCATAGTAAGCCATTGCCCCCGCAGTCAATAATCCTGTCGCAATCCCAAGAGGCCCACCAAGAAAGGCAAGTGCCCCTCCAAAACTTCTCCCTAATGTAGAACTGGCTCTTTGTGCCGCATTCAACCGTTGTATCGCTAATGTTTCTGCATTTGTGGCTGACACAATAATGGAAGACTGCGCTTTCATTCGCATTCGAATACTACTGCGTTGTGCTTCTGTCTGAGCGAGTTGAAGTTGCGCTTGTAAAGAACGCATTTCAACACGGGCTAGCTCTAATTCAGCCGTCATCTTGGCTTTTGTGGCTTTAGCGGCGATTAAATCTTGTTGAACTTTTAATTTCGTTGCCGCGGCTTGTGCATAAGTGGCTTGAGTCCATTTGGCTATTTTTATTGCAATAGTCGTCATGGCTAAAGCTTCCGTTACTCTCATCACTTCAGAAAAATGATTCGATAATGCAGAAAGCCCCGTTGTTAAAAGCTGAGTCGCACCTGTACTTTGATTCGCTTCACCGATAAATTTTGTTATCGCCGATTGAAGATTAGTGAAACCTTGGCTAACCGTTGTCACGCTGGTAGCGAATTTTTTATCCACACTGTCGGCTGCACGTTCTAAGGCTTGAATAACTTTCTCTATCGTCATTTCACCGTCTTGGGCTTTCTTCCTTAGTTCGCCCACACTGACACCCATGCCGTCGGCAATGGCTTTCGCTAACGCAGGGGTTTGCTCCATCACTGAATTTAGCTCTTCGCCACGTAACTGCCCCGAGGCTAATGCTTGACCAAATTGGGTTAATGCCGCTTGGGCTGCAGTTGCACTCGCTCCCGAAATCGCCACGGCTTTTGAGACAGTTTCCGTGAGTTCGGCCACTTTTTGCTGACTTAAGCCTAAACGGTCGGCATTATCCGCAAAACGTTGATAAACTTGTGCTGTAGCATCCAATGATTGATAGTTTTTTTGGGCAATGGTATAAACATCATTGGTCGCTCTGTTTAGCGATTGAGTGCTATCTGTGACTAATTTCAGTCGATTCTGTAATTCCGTCCAACCATCGGCATAATTAATCACTTGCCGTACCGATAATGCACTTGCTGCGACGCTCGCAAAACGAGTAAAGAGTGCCGAGGATTTTGCGGTTTGCGATACCATACGCTCTTGTTGTACGGTGATAGCTTGAAGACTGACGCGAATACTTTGCCCAAATTGTTCTGTTTGGCGCTGGCTACGGTTGATCGCATTTGTGAAATTTGCCGTATTCAGCGTCAAATCGATATTTAGTCTCCCCAATGCGCCAGCCATAAAAACTCCTTAAAACAATAAAAAAGCCCCAACAAAGGGGCTATCGATGAGCCAATACACTCTCAGTAACACTATCCCACTCTTCAGCTTCTGTGGGCTTTTTCTGCCACATTGGCATAAAGTCAGTTAATTGAGGTGGGGTAGATTTCGGATCACGATTTATCATCGCGAGAAGATGTGCCACTTGTGCCATCCGATAATCCTCTCGCCATAAACCAAAGGGTTGTTTGCGATAAAAGGCTTCATATTCACACAAGTGGCTTTCAGGCATTTGCTCTATTTCCGCGAGCGTTTTTCCCAGTGCCAGCGACAATATCAATTGAAATTGTCGCCGTTCTCCAAGTTTTTTTCGCTATTCCCCGCTTCGGCCGTAAACACCGCATTAGAGAACCCTTGCCCTAGACGATTAAGACCTTTTAAGTCTTCTTCATTTTCAGCATCAAAAAGCAGTTCCCCTTTTTCATCACACAACTTAAAGGCCAACATTCTGGCGACATCATATTCATCGTAGACACGATTTATCGCTTCATTAAATTGTTCGGGATCGTCTTCGTCTAAATAAATGTCCTGCTCTTCGGCGAGCTTGATTTTAATTTGACGAAGTTTGCGCTGAATGTAATTCATGGTGCCAACATCCAACTCTTTGACATAAAAGGTGTTGTCTAAATAGGTAAAAGGCGTCACTTTCAGTGCTTGGTTTAACACTAATTCACGCAATAAAGCGTTAGACATAATCACTCCTAAGATTTTTTATCGAGAAGGGAGAAGAGAAATAATGAAAGAGGTGAATTAGGGGTTATTTCTTCGCATTCAAATAATCACGGCCAGACAATTTAATCGAGATCCCCGAATCCATCATTTGTCCTACACTGCCATCAATATTCATGCCCGTTTCGACGGAGCCGTAATAAAACATGGAGCCCTCATCTCGTGTTAAGACCATTTTCACCGCAAATTTTTCTTTGCTGTTTTCATATTTACGCAAGAGTCGCTGCACCTCACTGGAGCTATAACGTAAGAAAAAGGTCAATTTAATTGAGCCGTATTCCGTATCGCCGGATTCATATTCCTTGCCATCACTGCAAATGGTGGTGACATCGATTTGTTCGGTTGTCGAACCGTCTTTGCTGAAACTTTTTACCGCACAAAAGTTATTAGACCATTGAATACGTTGTGCCTTAGCACTTGAAAAATCAGTGGGTAGCGTTTTATCACTCCAATCCACTTCGTCGCACAGGGTCACTTTGTTGCCATCAACCTGTGCAACAGGAAAACGTCCATCTAACTCCCCGAGTCCCGATAACATAATCATGTCATCGGCTTTCAGCTTATTATTGGCGATAGTAATGGTTGCGGGTGATAACGTCGCTTCGGTCACGGTCATCGCCTCTCCTAAGCCTGTTTGCACAAAGATCTTCGTGCCGAGGAAAGGCGTCGCTTTATGGTTCTTTGGCTTTGTCATATCCATTCCTTATTTATCTGATGAAATCATTAATTCAAGAACAAGCCGATGCAATTTGACATCCGCTTCATACCCAAAGACCGCATTCACCCGTTGTGCGAATGGGATCGCTTCAACAATCTGAGCCTCAATTTTTTTACGCAAGACCATAAGGGGTTGTGGCTGTGGCGCATACACATCAAGTTGCACACGATAGTTGTCTAAATCCGTATCCTCCAGCGCACTGTTAGGCGTGATGCTGGCAAACTGGATCACAATGGCGGGATAATGCCCTTTGCCTTCAGGTAATACCTGAAAAAAAACCCTTCCATCAACCAGCGGTGAAAGGGTCTCTTTTAATTGCTGTATCATGATCTCTACCTTGCTTTTTCAATATCCTCTTTAAGTGTTTGAACAATCACTTTAGCCGTCGCTTCCTTTTTCGCCTCAAAGCTGGGGCGCATAAACGGTTGTGCGGGCATCTTGGCAGTACCAAACTCAACAAACCACCAATAAAACGGATCATTTGGGTTCAATGCTGCACTTTTCCCCGTTGCTTGTTTAAAGGCAGACACCTTTTTACCCGATAATGATTTCACCCAAATGCGCGTTTTGACTTGCCCATTGCGTTGTACTTTCGTTTTAGAACGAATATTGCGCTTGATAGTGCCTTTGCGTCGATGAGGCACCGTTTCCTTAAGGATAGGCACTCGATGTTTGATTTCTTCTTTTAACGCCGAAGCACCTGCATTCATCGCCTTACGCGCGCTTTGATTTCTGGTTTTACGGGCAATGTCTTGCATTCGTTGAGCGAGTTCAGACAATCCACTGATTTTAATCTCACCCATCATTCACGCCCTCTTTGCACATTAATTGAAGCTCACGATGACGCTCATAAGGGTCAATAATCGAAATAATATTAAATATTCGCTTACCCCATACAATACGCATCGAAGTATCAATATCAGCGATATAGCGAATAAGAATTCGTGTTGTGGCCTCACTTTGTACTTGCTGGGCTTGAAAATATTCCCGCCCTTGATAAGGCATGATCGCTGCACGTACTTTTGTCGCATGATCCGTCCAAATCACATCATTGCCACTGATGGCATCAGGCGCTAATACTGGTTTTTGAATATTAATAGAATGGCGTAATCGTCCCGGATCCATTAACTACCTCGCCAATTTCGACAAAGCAGTAACAATCGTTCTACTGCTTTATTTTCATATAACAGAATTTCACTTTGGCTGGTTCGATGTTCAAACATATCCCCCAGCACCAAAAGCATGGCAGATTTCACTTCATAAGGGATATCATCAGGTGATTTCCAAGCCGGTTCATCACACCATCTCAAACAATAATTTAATGCGCTTTGTGCATAAAATATAATCTGCTCATCACGATCATCACCGCTGTATTCGAGATGCTGTTTTAATAAAGAAAGAGGAATGACATCTAAGATATTCATGATGTAATACGGGATAGTTACCTACCCCGACCTATTACTTAAGCACTTCTTCCAGACGTTGGGAAAGTTCCTTTAATTAAGGCTTGAGGGCGATAATGGGCTAATGCTAAACGTTCTTCACACAAAATGGTCAGCATATTTTTCACAAAGTTATCACGATCTTCTCGACTCACTTCGATAACTGCATTCATTCGATCCCATACTTGAGACGCCAAATCAAATGCACCAACAGTAAACTCACCTTGTTTTTGTGCTTTTGTTGGAACAACAGGTAATCCCCACATTACATTTGAAGTAAACGCTTGTGGGCCACCAAAAATATAACGCCCTTCTTTGTCTTTCATTAACGCAATGGCATGCCAATCACGAGGATTTAAAATAATACCAGAGGCGCTAAATTCAGATTCTGTCACCTGATAAATGGCATGAGCAATCAGGTCAGCATGCGTGTCGCCCGTAGCACTCAATGTGGTATCATAGGCAGTGGCAACATGGTTAATTCCCGTCAAATTATCCGCAGTACCGTCACCATTGAGTAATTGCTCCTCTTCCACTAATGCTAAGCCATACAATAAGCGGTTATTAACGTAAGACTGTAACTGCACAGCATCATCCATCACTTGGCGAGACGCTTGGATCCAATGAGCAATAGTGATCACATTTGCCGTTTGTTTTTCAAATGTCAGATTAGATTCTGGTTTTTGTGCCTTTTCTTTCACGGGTGCCGCGCTATTGGTAAACAATTTTTCGCGTACATATTCCAGTGAGTTACTGGAAATTCGGCCTTGTGCTAATAAATCGCGGATAACTAAACGACGCATCCCCGGCATAATAATACCCGGTACTTGCATCGGCTGAATGAGAACACCGGCTGAACTCGCATCACTGCCTAATGATTTATTAAAAGTTTTCACTTCATAAGAAGCCTGACTCCCATTCCATGATTTTGTCAGCACTTCTGCTGCTCGCTCAGAAAAATCTTTTTTCGCATTAGGATCATCAGCACTCGTTGCCCCTTTCTGCTCTAAATCAAACAGACGTTCACCGGCTTTTTTTAATTCCTCTTGGACTAAGGCTAAATCTGTTTGTAATTGCTTTGAAACTACGCCAGTAGCTTCAATTTCTTTCTTCTGTGCATCGAAGAGCTCTTGCACCTTTTTTTGTGATCCTTCGATGGCTTCTTGGATAATAGCTAAGTCAGACATATTCTATCCTTTCAGATTAAATGCATTAATTTGGTTAACAATGGATGCGACTAGGGATTGTTGAGCGTCATCGGACTCACTCCGAATAGCGGATTTGAAGCGGGAAATAAAACCGACTGCTTCTGATTTTGATAAACCGGCTGACTCTCTCAGCCAATCCTCAATATCTCGGATCGTTAATAACCCATCGATGCTCTTGAGTGATGAAACCTGTGCTTGGTCATTAGCGGGAAATGTACAAATACTGATTTCACGTAACAGGGAGATGTTTTTAAAAATACGACCTGAAGGTGTTCGCTCAAAATCATTACGCAGACAACCGAATCCGATAGAAAGCCCGTCAACCGTGCCATGCTTCATTGCCGCTTTTAGATCTTGAGCCGCACTATGACCGGGCGTCAGTTGTCCTCTTACACGTAACCCTTTTTGATCTTCCTCCATGTACTCCCACTTCCCCACAGGAAGCTCCCAGACTCGATGGTTATAAAACATAGCGACTTTTTGTTTTTGCTTATCTAAAACATGCTTAAATGCACCGGGTAAAATAATGTCACCATCGAGATCTTGATGACTAAATACGGAGGCATAACCTTCGAAAACGCCTTGTGTGCCATCTCCCGTAAATTTGATTTCCGCTTCATCAAAATTCAGTGTTTTTCTAATATCAGGCATTGAACCCCCATAAATAATTAAGCCCCACTTTCGTGAGGCTCCTTATTGAGTTGGTTAATCGGTAAATATTGTGCTTGCCGGTAAGCGACATCTCCACCTTCAAGAGGAGGATAATTATCGAGCCGCCGCATTTCATTAATGGTTCTTAGCCCCGATTCTCCCATCGCTTTCATAAACGCGGCGCGTGAAGTGGAATCGCCACGCAATAATCCATCAAGGTTATGTTCAGCATGGTATTTTCCCACTTCGGGTGGTTTTAGAAGCCAACGCGCAATGCAATTTTCCCATCGGGAGATATAGGGTTGTAAGGTATATTGAAGAAAGCCTAAGTTTTGTTGTTCAATACCTGTTCCCCAGCTTGTTGATTTTTCAACATCACCGACTAAGTGCGGTGGAACACCAAAGAAACGCGCTAATTCACTGACTTGAAATTTTCGGGAAGACATTGTTTCTGCATCTTGAGGACTAACGCCAATATCTTGTGCTTGAAATCCCCCTTCTAAGATCCACAATCGTTTTTTAACGGGGCCACCCGCAATTTCTTTGAAATTCTCTTCAAGTTGGCTACGTTGCTCTTTATTTAATACCTTATCACCCGTTGTTAGAATTTTAGGAGACTTAGCCCCATTGGCATAAAACTCACGTTGTTGATCTTCCATCGCAACGGCCGTGCTTGCTGTCTTACATGCATAAGCAATAGGCGACAATCCAACTAACCCATTAAAACCAAACCCTTTTAAATGAAAAATTTCATGTTGTTTAAATTTCGCAAATTCATGATCACGCTGATATTTATAGATAATATTCTTCCCCTCCATGCGCACATCCATATTGGCAGACAACAGAGGAAGCAAGCTGATCACATCACCGACTTTATTTCGCTCAATCAACGCGAAAGCATTACCATAAAAGCAAAGCTGCATAGTCATTGCCTCTCGGAATTCTTGAGCCGTCATATATTGATTGGGCGAATATCGCAGTAATCGAGCCAATGGGTGACTTAAATCGACTTTGGTTCTATTTCCCTGTTTATCCGTTTCGAACACATCCAGTGGCAAACAAGCCGTTAACGTCGAAATTAAGCTAACACAACGCCAAACCGTTGATATTTGGAGTATTCGCTCATCATTTACAGAAGAATCACCAAGTGAGCCTTGCGCTGAGATAACGCCTGATTGTGAACCTTGTTCAGGTGTCACGAGTCTTCCCCCAACGAAGAAGGAAGCCAGACGCGCAAACCAACCATGATTAGTGCGCAAATCGATTGAATATTGTTTATCTGTCATCACATACTCAATGGGTTAGAGAAAAAATCATCAAGGTTGCCATTATCAACCTCACCTTCCGCAGCACCAATCGCCATTGCAGAGGCCACCACACCATCGATTCGACCGGTGCTTTTTTTCTTGGCAAAGACGCGGTTATCTTTTTGGTCAGCCTCAAGCACAGCGGATGCAGCATTCCATCTCAAACAAGGATTGGTGTGGATCTCAATCTTCTTGTCATCAATGAGCTGTTCAAACAGTTCGATAGAGTGTGGCATCCACAGCCCTGAATCTTTGGCTTTGTAATATCCTTGTCCATGCGGAGTTAAAGGAACCGTCACACCCGCGTCATCGAGTTTGGGTTCAAGGTATTTAATGCGATAAGGGTCAAAGGCAATGGCTCTCATGCTGACGTGCATCGCCATTTCAGCAATGCGTTCTGCCACAAATTCATATCTCACCGCATTCCCTGGCGTGGTATGCATAAAACCTTGCCTTACCCATAAGTCGTAAGGCACTCGGTCGGTTTTCGCTCTATCCAATAAAGTGTCTTTGGGTGTCCAAAATTCGACATAAAGACGTTTGAGACTAGGAAAATACAAGGCTAATGCGGTTAAATCTTTGGTTCCCGATAAGTCCAGTCCGCCATAACACTCTTCACCTTGAAGGTCATCGAATGTGAACGTGTTTTCACACTGCATCCATGTTTCACTGTTAATCCACGGATTATCGGCATCCACCCACTGACAAAAATTAAGCCGACGCACAATGCTTTCTTTCGCGGGCATACCTCGAGCTTGTGTCACTTGCTCGCGCAAATAGCGATCAGAAAAGGTGTAGCCCAGTGATGGATTGGCTTTCCCCCAGCAAGACTCATCCTTAAAGGGATCATCGCCTTCATCCAGTGAGCAAATATAGGAAAAGAAACTGTCGTCTTCGATAGTTCCTTCGGCGACTTTTCGTCCGTATTCATGATAGTCATAACACACACTGGTTTTATCATGGCCACTGTTGGTGATCATAAATATCAAGGCTTGCCGCCGACCTTTTGTACCCGCTCGCATCATCTCGACGGCGGTATTATTTTTGTGCTCATGAATTTCATCAATCAACGCACAATGGGGACGAGGCCCTGATTGCCCATCATCCGAACTAATCGGGCGAAAGAATGAACTCGTTTTCAAATAAGCCAAGTTCCACTCTTTGCCTGTTCCGCCTGATTTGGTGATCCGCTGACTTAATGCGGGAGATTGATCAACCATTGCCACCGCATCACGAAACAAAACCATGGCTTGGTCTTTTTTCGTGGCTGCCGCATACACTTCAGCACGCGGTTCACTGTCGGCGACTAAACAATACAACCCAACGCCACCCGCCATCGGTGATTTTCCTGAACCTTTACCTGATTCAACGTACACAATGCGAAATCGCCGTGTACCATCAGTCATTTTCCAGCCAAAAATGGAGCCAATCACAAAGCATTGCCAAGGCAATAAAATAAACGGTTTGCCTTCATGTTCCCCGCCATTGAGCTTTAAGACTTTCGAGAAAAAATCGATCACCCTTTTGACAGCCTCGACATCCCAGACTAATCCTCGTTGCTCGGCTTCGTTTAAATCTTTGAGATGACGTGCACATGCATGACGAATATCAGGCCCCGCTAAGATTTTGCCTTGATGCACGTCTTGCGCGTATTGTGTTGCGGGATCAACCGAAATATTGGTTGAGCGGATCTTCCTCTTCTTCTCCACCATCCATATTCACCTTCGAGCGAGCGGCAGGGGTTAAACCAAACTCGACTAAATAACTTTTAAAACGGCGATCTGCATCGGCCAACATGGCAACAGCAGGATTCGCTTTAATTAAAAAATCCCCTGATTGCGTTTTTGTGGTGTATGTCCGCCCCTCAATGGCAATGGTGTCTCGCAATTGAAGAATATCGGCGTAGATATCACACAGCCGTTCTAATGCCAGCGTGTCAGCCACGGTTAAAACACCCATTCCATCGAGTAATAAGGTTAATTTTGCCCACGCCATTTTCCCCCAATCCGTTAAATGTTCGGGCGGGCTTGGAATTTCACGTTTAGGTTGGGGTTCTTTATCGTTGAGTTTTCGTTTTCCCGGATTACCGGTGACCACCTTCAAGTGGGTCGGTTTCGGGCGTCTTCCTGCCATCGGAACCTCCCAGAAAAAAACTTTTCATTTCGCGGTTGTGCACACAAATGAGGGCGCTAGGTAATCAGGGCGAAAGTGTTTGAACTTTTACCCCGCCCCCACCCGTTGTTATTTCAATTTAGAATTATTTCAAATGGATATCGGGTGCATTCATGATCATGTCATTAGTGCATGTCAGTGTGACTGTGATATCAACTTGTTTACATAATCCATCAGCGGATGGAAGAACAACTAACTTTTGATTACTTAACAACTCACCATCAACACTTAATGCATGACCAACGAAGCGACCGCCACGAAATAGCTTGGATAACTTCACTTGTTTTTGATTACACAACGTTATTTATTCCAATGAGAGTTCGGATCGAGCGGAATGCCATCCGCATTACAGCCAATGACTTTGCCACTCTTTTCGATACGTTGTTTGGTTGAGTTATGATGCAGTTCGCATAAGCTTTGAAAGTTCTTTGTGTCCCAGAATAAGGCTTGAGCTTTTGCGATACGTTCTTTATCACCTGATTCAAGTGCTTCTTTAAGACGATGTGGAGTAATGTGGTCAACTACTGTGGCAGCAGTAATACGTCCTTGCTCTTGGCACATGACGCAAAGCGGATGTTCATTGAGAAATGCTAATCGCACTTTAGCCCAGCGACCACCATAGACATTGCGTTTTTTCATTTTTTTTATTCCATTACAAATTTTCCGCAATAAAAAAGCCACCAGTGGTTAACTGATGGCTATCTGTATACACCAATCAATGAATGACGTTTGTAGATGATGTCTCTCCATCGTCACGCCCCTTCTTCTACCTACAGCTGACGTTGCTGATAATGACCGAAAATAACAAAACGGTGGTATTCGTTGTTTTTGATTCTCACTATGTGCTCTCTGTCGAGAATAAAACAGGTCATAGCTAACATAGGAGACAGCGACAACGCTACGCCTTCTTCTATTGGCACGAAATAAAAATAGCAGTATGATTAATGAGTATTTATTTTTTGCTTAAATTCAGCCACCCTGTGAAATCAAACTCACAGGGTTATTTTTATATTGCTCTGTTTATTTAGGTAGGAGATAGATAAGAATAATCAATCTGGTATATATATTTACCTAAGCTATACTAAGTAAACATCGCTATACTTTAATTGATATCTTGTTAGTTTGCCCTCGTACCCTACGTAGGGCTTTTTTTAGTTCACACACTCCGTCCTAATATAATCCTGTAATCCCAATATCACTTGCTCTGATTCTGCAATTCGCTCTCGGAGTAACCAATAATTTCTGATAGCGGTGTCAGTAGGTCGGGCGGTGGTTGCATTAGCCACGCCGGAGGTGGAAGTGGTAGCGCTCTTTGGACATTCGGCTTTGATGTACACCCTGTCAGGATTACGCTCAGCACTAACGCGCAGCCTATCGATTTCAGCCTTTGCATTTGTAAGTTCCGTCGCGTGTTTTGTATCAAGTTCATGAAGTGAGTTAATGCGCTTTTCGTAGTCGGCCATTTCAGCCACGAGAGAGTCGTTTGTTTTCTTTAGCTCTTTATTCTCTTTACCAAGTTCAATCATTTCTTTAGTTGAAAAGAATAAAGCAACACACAAAGCTCCCCATAATAAAATGGGAAACCAGGGCTTTAACTTATTCACAACTACCCCTCGTTATTTTACCTTTACCCGTTTCCATCAAAATAAAATCAAGTACCATTTCCCCTGCTTTTTCTTTTAGGCTCTGAATTTTATTTTCATGTTGAGGCTTAACATCCTTCCAAGCATTTAACCCTTTGCCAAACTTACTCGCAATTGCTTCATCTCTTTTAAAATCAGCGCAAGCTTCATTGAGTTGTTCCATCACGCTTAATTTTCTAGGATTAACAACTCGCCCTTCTGTCCAATATCGATAAAGAACATCATCACATTCCTCTTGAAACTGAATTACTTTATCGCGGATTTCAGATTTGACCTTGTTGGGATAAATAGTCAGCATCCAAGCTGAAAGTTTTCTAAGTTGTAGGCAAATCATTGATTGCTCACCACCCTTAGAAGGTATTGCGATTTCCACAATACCTTTACTAAAGCGTTTTTTTAACTTAGTAAACTGTGATGCCCAATTTAATCCCATACCTTCAATTATTGGCTTCATGGGAACATACGGTTCATTGTTATGCTCAACAACATAAAGCTCGTTATCATAAAATGGAACAGTAATTGTATTAGTCATAGTGTCTACCTTATTTAGTAATGAACCTTTGCCGAAATAGGAAATCAGCCCATCGAAGCGACACTAGCTTTAACTGATCCCCTCAAAGGCTCATTACCTAAATATTGGCTCGATGTGATTTGCACTTTCGGTGTGCGTAAAACGTGGATACAAAAAAGCCCCGCAAATGCGAGGCTATGAGATAGGATTAATTATTGAGTTAAAGTAACAACCAAGCATCTTCAAAGACTTTTTGTGAATACGGTTGATAGCCCAACTCAACGCCCACGATTGCTTTTGCTAAAGAGATAGCAACTGACTTTGATTGAGTATCTATCTTGTCATTAATACCAACACCAATCTCTTTTGATGCACGGCTAACATAACCATTCGTGTTGTTCTCAACTGGCGGTGCATACTTATTAATAATTGCTGATACTGAGTTCAAACCATATTTACGTTGATATGTTTGAGTTAGTTTATAAATTGCTCTGATGCCATACTCAGGCGACTCAAAGACACAGAATCGAGGGTTAGGAACTCCCGTTTCAATTCCGACTAAACCTTTCCATTTATTACGTGGGTTATAGTCAATGTTGCCTGGGTTGTTATTGCGTTCACCGCGTGCTGGTTTAGTCATTTTTCAGTCCTGCCTTACCCTTAATGAGTTTACTTAATCCATCCACACCGACATACCCAATGAATACACTAGCCAGATATGCCAATTCATGATTAAGGCCAAGTAGCGTCAAGAGGTCTTTTACAAACCATGCAAACAACGCACACATAGCACCATCAAATAACGTTTTCTTCCAGCCACCGCCGTTGTACTTACCACGCAGAATTGCCATGCCAGTTGCTAGTGACGCGCTAATTCCTTGCTCCTTATGAGCGGCGATAACTTGGAATACTTGATCCCAAAACTCAGGGGTTTCTTTCATATGATTCATACTCACCCCCTATTTGGAGGAATTAGTTAATAGAACGCCGACTCACAGCTCTTGTGTGAATGTGATAACGAGGGTAATTGTTCTGTGGTCGGCATATTTGGTGCACCTAGAACGGATTCGAACCGATAACCCATCGATTATGAGTCGAGCGCTCTACCATTGAGCTACTGGTGCATATACAAAAAAAGACCGCCTAAGCGATCTTCTAAATGTGAACTATCCGGAAATTCCGGATGGTTGGATTAGCGTTATCGGAATTCCGGTATCGGAACAATATCAATAACTTAAACTATGTTACCCTCATCAATGAAGGTAACACCATCGAATTCGGGGGAATTAAAATAGAAAGCCCCAAGTGTATCGCAAACCAGATTTCTCCGCTCTGCGTAGGGACTATGAGGGGCACTGTTTCGGTAACAAAAAACCCCGCCGTAGCGAGGTCTTGATAAAATTAAGTGTGGTAAGTAATAAATCGCCCACTATTTAGAGATAATAAGGCAATTACGGACAAAATGCAAGCAAGGTTGTTTGTATAACTAACTACTTAGTAACTTGACTAAACACTGCTTCAGCATCACTTTCCTCACTAAAACATTTACTAATTAACATCTCATAGAATGGCTTCCAATTTCTACGCCATGTTCTCTCATTTAATTCTGGTAACAGTTTACTAATCGCTTGATATGCAACTGAAGAAGGCATTCTTTTATAACCACGACCTGAGCAACGAGGACAATCTTTAAATACAGGTACACCGCCTTGTAGTTCCGTTTGCTCTTCATCTAAAACCTTTCCGCGTCCTTTACAGCGACAACGATAGGTTAGTTTTCCTTTTCCATTACACGTTTTGCACAGCTCAGCGACATGTTCTTTTTCAGTCCAAGGCTCAATGATGACAGTTCCATCAATACTTGTTTTCCCTTGGTACTTAACGACATCTTTGCGACTGTAAATTAGTCCTTTACCCACACACGCAGAACATTCACAAACCGAACCCGCGGAACGGGCGTAATCTTCAAACGCCATTTTAGCGAGGATCACTAAACAGTAACCTAATTTATTGCCCGCCGATTTAGCCACCAGCTTGGGTGTTACCCTTAATGCATATTGCGTTAACTGCTCTACGGTGCTGAATTTGTCCTCTTCACTCACGCCATTCTTCGCAAAAAAAGCAGATATGCCAAACTTGGCGCGTTGTTCTGTCATCCCTAATGCCCCAGCGCTATCCATTCCTTTTAATCTGTCAGGAGAAGTGGAAAAAGAGCTGTCACTAAATGTGGGTGACTTTGGATAAAACTGTTTTAATGCTGATTCTAATTTCATTACGCCACTTCCTTATGTTGTCTTGAAAATACTAACTCTCTTACTTCGCAGGCTTCAGTGAGCATATCGTTAAAGTCACCTTTATCGGGCCATCTCACACTAACTATTTCTACATCATTATTAGAAAGTAGGTTTTTATGTGCGCACTCCATAGCTGCAGCATGACCTGCCGCATTCCAATCCATATCTGTAAAGATAACAAGGTGGGTAACACCTTTTGGTGCTTTGAATTTCTTCATAAAATTGGTATTGATGACCGACCAAGTATTGACACCATAAAGTTGTTTACAGGAAAGTGCAGTCTCGATACCTTCAGCAATGCCAAGCGTGGTATCGACAGGAAACATTCTTATCGCCACAGACTCTGCATACTCTAAATAGTTATCTTCCTGCACTGCGGTCATTTTCTTCACGATATCAAGAGGGGCTTTTTTATCCCCTTGTAAATACGTTCTATGCAGGTAACAAAGTTGCCCTTTAGCATCAGTAGCTAGTGACCAAATAGCTTGACATTTGTCAGAACTATTTCGAACAGGTTGATGATCACAATAACGGACATTATCCGCTGGTAATTCAAAAATACCTCGGTTCTGTAAATACTGCATGGCGGGTGTATTTTTCAGTATAGGTAGTTTGGAATAACAGCCTGTGATACGTTGAAATAAATTCCCTTTTGGTTTTTCTTTTGTTGTCGGTATCTCTTTTTCGCGGTGATTGCCAATCAATACATCAATTTCATCTGCTAATGTTTTAAAGTCTTTACCTTGTGTTCTTTCTAACAATTGAAAGCCATTACCCGAACTACACGTACAAATGTAAGTTCCTCGCCCGTCTTTATCGTCAATACGAAACTTTCCTTTTTGCCCGCAGATAGGGCACTTTCCTTTAAAGTGCTTACGCCCCGTTATAGGAGGTAACCCATAATGTGCAAATATTTTTGCCCATAGCCCTTTTACGGCATCAATTGTATTCACAGTAAACCTCCTTGCTGTGGCTGGTGGCTAATTTGGGTGCGTAGATTTTGAATATTGACTTGCGCCTTCTTGCGAGATTTAGCAAAGGCAATTTGTTTATATTTAATGAAGTTGCTCACTTCAGGTGTGATTTCTTGTGGCGTGTTGTGAAAACCTTGTGGCCATACACCAAATTTATCTTTGAAGGTATTGGAGACCCAACCATCACTGATGGGCTTGCCCTGTGTCGCACGTTGATTCTGGTAGTATTTCAATTGAGACCACCAGCTTTGCTTGTCTTCTCGGGTGTAAGTGCGTTCTTTCTTATTCAGTTTTTTGATGTTTCGGCTAGTATCAACATCGATATCTTCACCCACTAAAGGTTTAAACCCACATTTAGGGCAAACATAAACACCTGCAGGTTTCATGTAATGGCAAGAGGAACATTCTTTCGGTTTCTTCTCTCGTTTTTCTTGCTCTCTGCCAGACGAAGATTCACTCATACCGTCGTTTTTGGTAGGCAGTTCGTCATATTCAATATCATCGGGATAACCTAAGCGGTGAACTGAGCCGGAATGATCCAGAATTATTGCCTTATCTTTTCCCTTGGCTGGACGCAATGCGCGTCCTATTGTTTGTAACCAGCGAATTTCTGACTTGGTAGGTCTGGCATAAATAACACAACGCACATCGCTGTCGAACCCTGTTGAAAGCACCCCAACATTAACAAGAATTTTTGTCGCACCTTGCTCAAAGCGGTGGATCATGACTTCGCGCTCATCAAAGGGTGTATTTGCTGTAATGACTTCTGCATTTACCCCTGCGCGGTTAAATTCCATAGTCACATAATTGGCATGGCTGACATTCACGCAAAAACAAATCGTCGGCAAATTCTCGCCCAGCTTTAACCAGCTACTCACTACGTCACCGACTAAGTCAGCCCCGCACATAATTTCAGCAATTTCAGCTTCTTTATAATCACTGCCGTATTCCATGCTGCTAGAGGATTTGACGCCTGTTAAATCTGGTTTGGTCGGTGCATAGAACTCGTATGAGCTTAAATCACCACGCTTGATCAACTCTTTCATGGTGGTGGGCTTGATTAGTGTTTCGTAGTAATGACCAAGGAATGGCGCAAAAGGCGTACCGGACAAACCAATTACCTTGAATTCACTTTCACTGATCACTTCTAATATTTTCTTACGGCGTAAATGTGCCTCATCGATAATGAGTAAATCGATGTTGTCTGGAAAATCTCTACGAATAACGGTATCTGCTGACGCTATCTGAATAAAACGGGTCGGATCGTAATTAGGATGATCGCGCCATACATAGCTAATCTCTTCGGCTGGCAAACCATACTCAATAAAACGACTAACCGTCTGATCAATTAAAATGGTGTAAGGAACAAGAAACATCACTCTCATTCCACGCTGAACATGCCCATCAGTAATAAACGCAGCTAATGCCGTTTTTCCACTTCCTGTTGGGCTATAAATCATGAATGTTCTATTTTGCTTCCATGCCTGACGTAACATCGTCAATCCGCGTTCCTGTGCAAAATTTGGTGTGATTGTTAACATCGGTTTCCTCATTTGATAATCAGCGCTGCCAAAAGAAGGGATTTATTTTTATTTCTTTGGACGTCTAAACGGCTATTGCTTTTTAACTCCTATAGAGATCTATATTTAAGATCTACTCACTCCCTTGGCTGTGCCTTCCCTAACACCCCTTTCAAAGATCACCCCCCTTTCCCCCCTAGAAAGTTTTCCCCTCTTCCCCAGAAAACAATCTAGACGGCTAAACGTCTTAACTTCCAATACCTCCTAAATTTAATTACTGCTAAATCGATAACGGCTTTGCTGTGTACCCTTGCATTGCCCTCTGATAACGCTTTATGAACTCTCTTAATCTGACGTTAGCTTCATGACGAGCTTTGTTGTCTTTACGGTAGGGAACTTGTTCTCGTTCCCATTCCGTTTGGTATACTTCTGAATATTTAACTAATGCCTTCTGCCTCACGCTTGGGCTTAACTTCGTGAGTTGTTCCTGAATCCACTTAGCATCGTCAGGGAAGTAATGTTCAGGCATCGGCATGTTGATTTGGTGCACCTAATTGCTCCTTGATTTTGTTTGGAAATGGCTTTATTTCTTCAGCTTCATACCCTCCTAAGTCATTAGTGGAAATGTAAATAATTCGCCCTTTTCGTAAAGCTTGGCTAATTGCAGTTTGATGTACGCCAAGTAGCTCTGCAGTTCTTCCTTGCCCATTTTTTCTAACAAACTCGGATAAAAGTTCTTTTTGCATTTAATACCTCCACAAACAGAATAATACTATAGATATTATTATAATCAATACCTACAGTATTGGAATATTAATATTAATAGTATTAGGATGTATTCATGAAATTAGAGAAAAAACTGACGACAGAACAGCTTGAAGACTGCTATAGGTTGAAAGCTTTGTATGAGTTAAAGAAAAAAGATCTTAATCTAACTCAGCAGCAAATAGCTGATGAACTAGATATTAGTCAAGGAGCCGTTGGCCATTATCTTAATGGGCGAAATGCTCTTAACTTACAAATTGCCTCTGTTTTTGCTAAAAAACTACAAGTATCAATATCTGAGTTTAGCCCATCCTTAGCTAAAGAAATAACTGAGTTATCAAAAGGATTTGATGCAAATGTTAGCAACCCAAGGCCTTATCGACCAGCCCCCAAATACCCCGTTATTAGCTTTGTTCAGGCGGGGAATTGGACTGAAGCCTGTGAACCATATACGTTGAGTGAGATTGACGAATGGTACGAGTCTGAAGTTGCTGTTCAGGGATCTGCTTTTTGGCTTAAGGTTGAAGGTGATTCAATGACAGCGCCAACGGGTATCAGTATTCCTGAAGGATCATTGGTTCTAGTTGATACAGGAAGAGAGCCTATAAATGGAAGTTTGGTGATAGCTAAACTGACTGAAACAAATGAAGCAACATTCAAAAAACTTGTCTTGGATGGTGCTAAATATCTTAAAGCACTAAATCCTGCTTACCCAGTTATTACGATCAATGGCAACTGTAAGATCATTGGTGTTGTTGTTCAGATGATGATGCGTTTTGTGTAACACAATGGCCTGACGACACGTTTTAGGGTGTGCGTAGAAATGGAACAACTAAAAATAAAAATTGGTGTCTAATTTATGGATAAAGCTAGTTACCCACCATTGCTTGATTCAGGTTTTCACACTATGAATTGTGAAGAAATCAAAGAGCTTTGTGTTAATGCCTTTCCAGAATCAAAACGCAGGGGTATGTTGTATAATAATTTCCAAGAGTTACTATTGGGCTTTAATAGAATAAATGCCGTTATTCATTGTATATCAGAAATATGGGTTGACGGATCTTTCACAACAGAGAAGCCAGAACCTGATGATATAGATATTTTAGTTGTTTTAGATCCACTCCTGTTAAATCAGTTTCCTGAAGAATATCACGGAGCTATTTCGCAACTTCTCGATAGAAGATTCGTAAAATTAAATTATAATATTGATGTATTACCACTATACAAAAACACCCCTGATTATGATTCAATGAGAAGTTATTGGCGTGGCTGGTTTGGTTTTGATAGAAAAGAATCCCCTAAAGGTTTGATAAGGATTTATCTATGAATAAAGAACTCAATAAAAAAACTTTGTCTATAGATGGCAGGATTTCCTTTATCAAAAATAAAGTAGACTCATTAAGTAAATCTAACTCTACTTTTGCTGACAGGCTGTATCTTTCTTCGTTGGAGTCTCACTTAAGCGATCTCAACGGAATTGCTTTAAGAGAGTCGCTACACCACCCTTTTAGGGACTTTCTTGAGCTAAGGCTTAAAGGTGCAGTAGTAGACTTAGGCACTATACCATTGGGGATTTTGGCTACGTTCTCTAGAAATCTAGAGGGTTTAATTCTTAAAGCTACCAACAAAATATCTTCGGGGAAAGATCAAAGGTCAGCCCCTAGCGCTTTAAAGCAAACTATAGATTTAAGGCTAGCAAACATAAGCCACGGCTCTACTAGATTAGGCGTTTCGTTCAACTCAAATACAGCTGATAATGGCGAAATGTTCGAGACAACAACAAGTAAAGCTGTTAATGATATTTTCACTCTATTAGAATCGGTTAGTGATGATGATTTTATTAACAAAATATCTGAAATTGGCTATAACTCAGCAGCATCGCTGAGGGAAATAATTAATGAATGTCGAGATAATGACATCACATTTGATATATCTTGGACTGGCCCATTCAGTAACGGAACAAAAAAAGTCACAGTTAATAAAAACCATATAGATAGGCTTCATGACAGGCTTAATACCACCCAAGTCGTCAAACCTAGAAAAGAAAAAATATCTGGAGAATTAGCAGTCCTATCCAAATATGGAAAGTTTGATGTACTACTTGATGATGGTTCAAGAATAAAAATTGATTTCCCAGTAGATAAGCTTGACGAAATACAACAAACGCATAAAGTAGGCTCAAGAATAACACTTGAGGCAGAAGTGACAGAAATTTTTAATACTTCAATGCATCAGTCCAGACAGAACTATCGACTCATATCTATAAAGTAATTCCAAATAGGCCCTCCCCGCGAGGGCTTTTTTGTGCCCTCTCCCCTCCAAAGAAGTGATCTGCATTCCAATCTGAGATTTATTTGAAAATAAATTATCTGAAATATCAATAGCTTTTATACTAAAAACAACATTCAATACCTTAAGTATTGAAATAGAATAATACTTAAACTATTATTTATGGTGTCGATTGAAAATAAAGGTGTAAATATGACCACTATACATTCTACCTCAACCCCTAATTTACCGAAACCTGACATACATACAGCCGTAATATTACCTATGTTCTTGTTTCGTTTCTGGACTAAAACTGAGAATCCAGAGAAAAAAGAAGTTATGGCTACCAGTGCTGAACAAGCTAAAGAGTTACTCGGTAGCAATGTTGTTTTCTCTGCTCAATTTCCTTGCGAGGCTTAATTATGGCTCACGAACTCAACTTAGAATCTGTTGCAAAAAAAAGCTCTCAATTAAATGCACTGTTATTTCAACTAAATAATCTTCGAATTCCTGAAAGCCCTGATGTTGAAACTTTAATAGAACTAGCGCATGAATTATCTGGTGATGTTGTTAACTGGATTCTTGAAGAAAATGCACAGAGAGATAATGATCATGACAAAAGAAATAATTAATGTAGATAGCGGGAGAATGCTAGATACATTACACAGAGTAAAAGCATTCTTAATTTCAGCTCAGTTTCTTTCTCGTAATAGCGAAGAGCGAGCAATTCAACTTAGCTTGTTATCTCAAGCAGAAGATGAAATTAATGAGGTTTTAAATGATGAATAACACTGAATTAAAACAATCCGCTTGTGATGAATTGCTTTATGCAACTTCTATTTTAAATCTCATTATCAACGATAACGTAACACCTAGCGATAATATGTTTAATGCGATTGAATCTGCAGTAGCCAATATAGAAAGAGCTAAAGAAAATGTATCAAGCATTAATACTGACAAATCACCAAAGCCTATCGGTGAAATTAAAATCAGTAATAACGATACAATTGAAACGGCTGTCGGGTGTATTTTAAACACATTAGAAACTGCAATTAATTTAAAAGTAGCTGAAGAAAGCGGTCATATTAAAAATTACGATATTCAAATTACAAATTTAATCCAGTCAGCAAAATTAAATTTAGAAACCGTTTATGAAAAAGTAAGTTTCACGGAGGCACAATGAATATCGATGAATTAATTGTTCTTCCTGATTTAAACAAATTATCGGAAAAAGAACTAGGCAACTTAAGAGGTAATTTAGAATTAGCTATTGACTCACTCATTACAGGAATGAAGGTATTCGGCGATTTTATGTTTTGGGCTGATGCTAATGAAAATTATCCCGATGGTAAAGATCATCTTGGTGATGTGGGATCATTTTTAAGCCAAGTGTCATTATTGATATCAATGTTAAATGACAAACTTGGTGGAGTTAAATACGAAATATCAAATCGAAAAATAAAAGGCACAGAAAAATGAGCAAACAACACGAAGCTATTGAGAAAGCAACTGATAGCCAAATTACTATTGCCATGCGCCCTGTTTATATTATCGCAGGTGCCAATCGGGCTTACTTGAGTGAACGTTCAGCATTAAATAAACTAGCCAATATTCTCACTGAGCGTGAATTTCATAAAGAAGGCATTGAGACTAATTATGAAGGTGAAAAATGCGAACTTGAAAATGGCACAATCGCTTTCAAGCGTGGCGAGCCTACCGAACACTTTATGGAACGCAAGGAAGCTAAACTAACCGAACTCCAAGAGCGATTAAAGCAAGAGCGTAATATTGAACGATTACAAAAAGAATATGCTAAAGCTGTCGCTAAATATGATGATGCAGAAAAAGAAGCTGATAGACTATATCACGAATTAAATAATGCTTTAACCAATAAATAAATCATCCACTAAATAAAAATTAATTATAGCGTTCATGCTAGGGATTGCTGCGCTCTGAATCAGGAGTAAGCAACATGGATAAAGTTAATTTACTTGAGGTAAGAAGAAAGCGTTTTATCAACTCAGTGCTTATTTACATTAAACAAAATGGAAAGAAAGCTGAGTTTAAATCAAAGGTAAATAGTAAAACTGTTATTACAGAAATTAACTTTGAAAATTTAAATAATTTCTTCCGTGATGTCTATGAAGAAAAAGATTGTCGACAACGTTGTAAGTGGAGTGATAACGATATCTATAACACCTATGAGCGTTTATATAAATCTAACGGCTCTATTTCTGAAATGGGTAAATTCATGATTGATTATATCGTTGAGCATTTACCTCCTTACTTAAATGGAGAGGAATATAAATATCATGACATTTTATGAGTTTATGAAAAAAGGTAAGGAGTTAGAGAATAAAGGATTTTATAGACGCGCAATAGAGCAATATAACCAAGCTTTTATTATTGCAGATACACCAGCCAATGGCGCAATGAGTTATCAACAAAAAATAAGTAATCAATCATCTAAGCGTTGTTTAGATAAAGCAAAAATTAAAGTGACGGAGAGTTATTTATGAAACATGAAAATATGGCGGTAACTCAACTAATAGAAATTTTAAAAGAAAAAGTACCAGATTGTCCGACTTGGATGCTTGATGAATCTCGTATGAATTATGAAGCACTAACACATCAGGAACTAATGGAGTTCGCTGAATGCGCGGTTAAGCGCCAGCGTTATATTCAAGCCACAAAGTACCTTATTTACTGCAAAGAGCGATTTGGCCTTGATGCAAATGGAGACTATCAGTTTTCTTATAAAAACTTTGACGTCTACTTGGATGTTGAAGTGATTGAAACCTTATTGAACCATCAAATTGAGCAACCGCTATTAGCTGAAAATCCAGAGGAAAAATATATTGCCGTGTGGCGTTTTTATACAAATAACGAAGCTAAAGAGGCTGAGACTGGTATTACATGGCTGCTTGATTTCATAGATGACGTTTTTATTAAAGGCTTTCAGCTTTTGAATTCACCTGTTTCAAACAATTTAGTTCACTAAGGGGAATATATGAACAACTTAATCACTATTAACAACACCCAAATGCCTGTTGCTGAATATAAAGGTCAGCGCATTGTTACTTTCTCAATGATTGACCTTGTACATGGTCGACCAGACGGTACCGCTCGCGCTGCTTTTAATCGCAATCGTAACCACTTTATTGAAGGTATCGATTTCAATGAAGTAGGTTCGGACGTAATACGTACGGACCTACCTGAAGGGATATTTTCTAAATTTGCTCCTAGTGGCATCGTACTGTTTGAGTCTGGTTATCTCATGTTAACCAAACCATTCAATGATGATATTGCATGGCAAGTACAGCGCGAACTGGTTAATAGCTACTTTCGCCCACCGCAAACCGCTATTAGCGAATTAGAAATGATTGCCAGAATCGCCAGCCATAATGCCCAGCAACAACGTCAAATAAATCGTATTGATGAGAAAGTTGAACAGATGCATGAGACTGTCGAACAAATTAAGCAAGGCACTATTCCTGCAGGTTGGATTGGTTACTCATTAGCGAAAACCAAATCGGGCATGACGATTGATAAATGCAAGACACTTGCCAAGCAATATGGTGTCAGAAAAGACCAAATAACCATTCTTACCCCAGAGGGTATGCCTAGACCTATGGCGATCATCCATGAGACTGACTTCATGGTGGCAATGAAACACATGATGGACGAAGCAGAAAAACGTGGCACTCGCTGGTATCACCCGAAAATGGGATTATTTCAAGCTATTGGGTGGGAGGATAAATAATGAAAGTAAAATTACCACTCATTGATGCTGACTTAATCCGCGCTGCTTTAGCCTTAATATCCGCGAATGATGATCCTCGCATAGTCACAAAGGTTGTTCACATTAATAACCTATACATAGAAGCAACTAACGGGCATGCATTAATTAAAATGAAACATAATGCAGAGTTCAACCAGGATATTGCTGTTCAGTTTGTATATTCAGTACCTGATGAGGCTGAGTTTCTTGATATCAATAGCCATGATGATGGAAGTCACACTGTTACCTATTACCGTTATGATCAAGATGAGGAATTTAGGCCATTTGAGAAGTCAGAATTAATTCTCATGCGAGGGAGTTACCCCAATTTTAGCGACTTGCTGGACCGCAAATATAAAAAAGGAAAAACACCTTATATAGCATCAGTCTATTTAGCTCTTCCTTATTTAATGTTTGGCAGAGGTAGCGTGGATATTTTGCCTAGCGAAGACGAGCTATCCGTGATGTTTGCCATGGATGCCTTAACATCGGAAATGTATGGAGAGCCTATCTTAATCGCCATGTCCATGAAAAAGGATGTCCACAAATTATCTCAATCCTTACGAGACCAAATCATAGGGAATGACTAATGAAAATTGAATATATTGTGAGTGAAAAGCGGAACGTGGCAAAAGTGGTTATTTTTTCCTTCATCACTGAGCGCAGAAAACTAAATCGGTTAGTTGATCGGGCATTACTTTTTACCCCCGTTCACGAAAGCACTATCGGGTTCTTTTTTCGTGTCACCACTCTTTATGGCAAACCGAGTCACGTATTACGGGCTTACAAGATTATTTGCAAGGAGGCAAACCAGTGATTGAGAAGAACAACACTGATCATGAGATTAATGAATATGACGATCCGCTTATTAAGGCAATTCATCATTTTGATGATGGGTGCTGTTATATCGAGCCTTATCTTCATAACTTAAATTTTAGGCGGTTTATCCATGACGGGGTATATAAGCCCCGCCCTAACCCTAAGCAAGTTACAGAGCCAAAATTAACACCGACTATTAAAAAGAAAAAACGTAAATCGAAAGGAGTTCGCCATGCTGAAGTTTGATAAAGATAACCGCTTAATTTTAGATGAATTAAAAACACTTGAAGACTATCTGAGAGCTTTGGCTTATTGCAACTCTTCAATTATGCGTATTGATGCTGAACTTGAAAGAAAGGAAGAGAGATACCCTGAATGGGCTACTCGCGCAAAAACAGCCCGTAAATATTTAAACTGGCAACGTCGATATATTTGCGATCAACTGGCTATTTTAAAACGCCAACGTAAAGAGGTCGATTATTCACGCCGAATACTCAGAAATGAAATTTTAGTTGCTGAACTTAAAAAGCTCATTACTCACGAAGAGTTTATGCAACTTGTTAATAAAGCCGAAACAGAAGCTAGCGCGCAATTAGTCTCTGTCTTGGAGGTAGATCATGATTACGACTGATCCTGTTTTAATTAAATTAATTTCAGACAACATGGCTGATCCCGGTGATATAACTGATGCAGTCTGGAAAGCCGGTTATCGTAAAACAGATTTTACCACTGAGCAGATCATTGATATTACGGTGAGTATGACGGGTGACTCTATCCTTTTAAAGCTACCTCATGACACCTTGCCTAAGACTTTAGATGACATCAGTAAATATCATTTAAACAATATCATTTTCGATGCTCATTGGGATAACCCACCAGCGACTATCGCACGGGCCATTATGGAGAACGGGTATAAGAAGGGAGATAATGATGCTATATGAATGTTTACCCATTTCGGCATATTGCAATTTATATGGAGAAACACCTGAAGCCATTAACAAACGCTTACAAAGACAATTTTGGATTGAAGGTGTGCATGTCTTAAAAGTGGAAGGCTCAAAAGAACGATGGATCGATATTGCAGAGGTGAACAAATGGGCTCGCAAAAACAAACAGAATACTCATTACCAAGAGGAGTAACTGTTCGTAATAATAAAACCAAACAAACTATCGTTATCACGTTTACCTATAAAGGGGTTCTCTGTAGAGAGCCCTTGTCTAGACTAACTGTTGATAATAAGAATATAAAATATGCTGAAAGATTACTGGCTGAAATCCAAAATAATATTGAACGATCAACTTTTAGCTATGCGAAGTATTTCCCTGAATCTAAAAAACTCCCATTATTTGGGGTTAATAATAAAATAAAAACCATTATTGATTATTTAGATGAATATCTCGTTATATGTGAGACAAGAAATTTATCGCCATCAACTATTGGTGGGTATAAAAAATGCAAGAGCGCCCTATCTGACCTACATAAATTACAAGTAACATCATTAACACCTGCGATCGTGAAAAATTGGATACAAAAACAATCTACATCATTAAAAACGATACGGAATCAGCTTTCATTTTTACGAAGTGCAATAGATGAAGCAATTACTGATGGAGCAATATCTATTAACCCTGTTAGTTTAGTTTCAGCTTCTCGGTATCAATCAAAAGGTGGCACCACAGAAAGTAGTTATATTGTTGATCCACTATCACCAAAAGAAGTGTCTGCACTACTTCTTGCCGCTAAATATGAGCAATGGAAAAACTTATTTAGGTTCGCGATTAATACGGGATTACGAAGCTCTGAACTATGTGCCTTAAAGTGGAGTGATATAGATTTCATTGAGCGCACAGCCCACGTTCAATCAGCAAGTGTTGTAGGCGTTATTAAAGAAACAAAAACTAAAGCTGGAACAAGAAAGGTTGAGCTAAATGATGAAGCTATGAAGTCACTAAAGGAACAAAAGCAATTTACCTTTATGAAAGATGGCGTCATTTTTGAAGATCCTAAAACTAATCAAGCTTGGGCCAGTGCTGATGCAATTAGAAAAAAAGCATGGGTACCAACATTAAAGAAAGCTGGCATAAGGTATAGAAATCCCTATCAAACAAGACATACGTTCGCCACTCGAAACATTAGCCAAGGAGTTAATCTATTTTGGCTCGCGGGACAAATGGGGCATAAAGGGCCAGAAATGCTATTTAGGCATTATGGTTCTTATCTAAAGGAATATGACGGCAATACAACAAAACAAGGGAAAACAATTAATTCTAAGTAGTCTACATACAGACTGTGTAGTGACTACGAAATACACGCGAAATGCACGCCATACAGACAGCATTAAAATAATCATTAAAAATCAATAAATTAAAACTATTCAGATGCGGGTTCAACTCCCGCCAGCTCCACCAAATTTGGTGGGTCAGTGATAGGACAACGGTTTCAAAAACAAGAAGTTAGCGAAATCATCAAGACTACACACTGACACAGATAGGACTCTAAATCATACGCAAATCGTACGCGGATTATTTAGAGTTCAAAAAGGCTCACTTCGGTGGGCCTTTTTATTAAGATCGTCAAGGGTGAAAAATGAAAACATCAGAATTAATTAAGAAGCTACAAGAAATAGATAAAACTGTACCTTTTGATGCTGACATTGTTACTGGTGATGACTGGCTCCCTTGTGGTGTTGAAAATGTTTACCACGCCCCACCCAATACATATATTCAATTCAACTCCTATGATGCCGACGAGATGTGGGGAGATCTACAAGAAAATAATAGGCGTACATCTATTGTCGAACTATCAGCGCGAGTTAGCGAAATAAATGATGTAGTAAAAATGATAGAGTCCAACCCTTCAATTACAGCCTTGGATATAATAAAAGAATTAAATTCCAGATCTAAACGGATGTCAGAAATGGTTAATTTATTGAAAAAAACAGAGTAGCACCGATGCTCGACGGAGACGACCGAGTTATATAATCAATCAGTTATCCATTTCTGGTGTCTTATTCGTGTCCTGATTTTATATCACTTAAAAATACCAGAGCTCAAATCAATAAAATGCTCTAATGATAACTTACCTTCAAACTTGTCTCCATATTCCCGATTCATTGTCTGCATGTCTAATTTGAATGATATATTCTTAAATTTACCTGATTTATTTATGGGAATTAATTTATTATCTAAAAAAAACTTAATAACTTTTTTATGCCCTTCAATATCATCAATATTTAAGTAAAAACACGCAACTCCAGATTCAGCATTATTCGTATATTTACAATGCTCGACTACACTATTTAAAATTGCTTTTTGACATATTTTTTCTGTGAATTCCGCATCATTAAAAAAATACATCCACTTACCAATTTTGTCGTTATTTGTGCTATTGCTTTCATTTTTAGATGAAAAATAAACCCAAAAATCATTTTCTCTAATCTTCAT